CAAGCCATTCCTGCCGAATCCTGGTCCTCAGACAGAGGCGCTCGAAAGCGAGGCTGACATCACGCTCTATGGCGGTGCGGCTGGTGGCGGCAAATCGGCGCTGGAGATTGGCGCCTATTTCAACAACCATTATTCCGGTCTCATTCTCCGCCGTGAGGCGGTGCAGCTCGATGGTCTCATTGAGTTCTGTAAGCAGGTTGGTGAGCCGAAGCACGGTCATTTTGTCGGCGGTAACGAGAACACATTCAAGCGGGCGGATGGCGGCAGGCTCAAGTTTGCCGGTTTGAACCAGCCTGACGACTGGCGCAAGCATGCCGGTAACGCCCGAGATTATATGGCCTTTGATGAGGCTGGCGAGTTTCTGGCCGAACAGGTCTTTTCGCTCATTGGCTGGCTGCGATCGACAAGGGAAGGGCAGCGCTGCCGGGCAATTCTCGGCTCAAACCCGCCGCGTGGCGGTGACGGCGAATGGCTGATTGAGGAATTCGCACCCTGGCTTGATCCGATGTTCTCCAACCCGGCTCAACCCGGCGAGCTTCGTTGGGCCATAAGGGTCAAGAGTGTAACGGAATGGGTTGAGGGCCCGGGAGAATATGAGAGGGATGGCGATACGTACGAGGCGATGTCTCGCACGTTCATCCCTGCAAAGCTGGATGACAACCCGTATCTGAAGGACACCAAGTACCGGGCTGTATTGCAGGGTCTTCCAGAGCCGCTTCGCTCGCAGCTCTTGTACGGCAATTTCCTCGCCGGCCGTGAAGATCACGAATGGCAGGTTATTCCATCGGCTTGGGTTGAGGCGGCCCAGCAACGATGGCGGAACGCGGAAGTGAAGCGCCGCCGCATGTTGGCTCTGTCCGCCGATATTGCCTTGGGCGGCAAGGACAACCTGACGATTGGTGCCCTGCACGAGGACAACTGGTTCTCTGAATTGGACAAGACTCCGGGCGTGAACGTCACCGACCCGATTCAGATTTCATCCAAGATGCTGATGCTTCGGCGAGATGATGCTGATCTCTCGGTAGACTTGACGGGCGGGTGGGGCTCGGGTCCTCGAAGCCATCTGATCAACAACCACAACATTGACTGTGCCGGCATCGTCTATTCGTCAGGAAGCGGCGCAAGGACAGCAGACGGCAAGTTCGGGTTCAAGAACCTTCGGGCTGAAATGTACTGGCGGTTGAGGGAAGCGCTTGACCCTGACGCGGTTGAAGACGAGCGGATCATGCTGCCGCCTTCGACACGGCTGAAGGCTGAACTCACAACGCCGCGCTGGACGCTCAAGGGCACCGATATCCAGGTGGAATCGAAAGAAGACATTTCGAAACGCATTGGAGGCTCGACTGACGAAGCAGACGTGGTTGTCATGCTTTGGCATCGTAAAGACCAGGCCATCATGCGGGCCGTGTTGACCAAGGCGCCCCTTGGCGGATGGCAGACTGTCGTTCCAGACGAAAATCCATTGGATGCTTGGTGAAACCTGAAATACGCCCCGGCAATCCAAGGGACCTATGCTGGATCGCAGCCAACCTGAGAGCGGAAGACAGGCGTGAGATATTCGCGTCCGCCCTTCTGGAGAGTGCAACAGAAGCAGCGATGCTGTCGTGGTATTCGTCTGGACCCGAATGGTGCTGGACGGTGTGGCTTGAGGATCAGCCACAGGCGGCATTCGGGATATCTTATGCCGGTCCGATGCAGCCGCATTTGAGGTCCGCATGGGCATGGGGGACTGAGCGCTTCAAGCGTTGCGCTCCAGCAATCACAAGGTTCTGCAAGGCCGAATGGCCACAACGGCTCATAGCCGAGGGCGTTACCCGCGTAGAGATCCGCAGCCTGAAGGGCCATGACATCGCAAGCCGGTGGTTAGCCGCGCTTCCAGCAAGACTGGAAGGCGAGATGACGAATTACGGCGTGAAGGGTGAGACGTTCGAGCTTTGGGCGTTCCTGAAAGAGGATTGGCAATGAGTGAATATCAGTTCGCCGGCATTGGCGCTTATCTGTTCGGGGCGTTGTACCTCGCCTCCGTGCTCGCGGCCGGCATTGCTCAGGGCAACAGTTACGCGGTGCTGTGGTCGATCGCAGCCATGGGCGCGGCCTACCTTTCTCAGGTTGTCACGGCATTCCAGATCGCTGGGGTTGTCGGCTCATCCGTTGGTCTTCTCTCCTGGCTCGCTGCCGGCATCATAGCCGCGATCGCTGGCCTCACGCTTCTGATTGGAGCCTGATCATGTGTTTCGGCAAGCAACCATCCGTTCCAGTTGCACCACCTGTTCCCTCAAAAGACGCAGAGGATGCGCAGCGCCGTCGAGCCAATGAAGCGGCGGCCGCCAGTCAGGCGCAAGGCAGGGCAGCGACTGTCATCACTTCGCCGTTGGGTGACCCGAATTACGGCAACAATGTCTTGAAGACCAAACTCGGCGGGTTCTAATGGGCATTGTGCAAGACCTTCTCGCGCAACAGCAGAAGCTTGCGCAAGATAGAGTGCCGTATGAAAAGGCGTGGGCAGACTGCGCGCGCCTCGCTCTGCCGTTCGCTTCTGAACGCTATGATTTCTCTGGCGGTTCTACAGCGTCATCTTTGACCGGGACAGCACAGCGGCCAAGAGCAGAAGAGAGGTCTCGCGAGATTTATGACTCGACTGCCGTGTGGGCCTGTGAGCGCCTTATGGCGGGCATGGAGAGCCTGATCACGCCACGCGCACAAAAATGGCATTCCTTTGCCATTGATGAGGCGTTCGTGACGGATGCCAGCGATGTCGAAAACGAGTGGCTGGACGAGTTGAGAGATTATGTTTTCGCCGCTCGATATGATCCGCGATCGAATTTCGCAATCGCCAATCAGAAGCATATCCGGGGTAATACTGTCTTCGGGACGGGCATCATGTACTCGGAAGAGAACATGGGCAGGAAGGGCATTGATCCGGTTAAGGTCCCGTTTTTTTACCGGCAAATACCGGTGGTCGAAGCGTATATGTCGATCGACCCGTATGATGATGTTGACACCATGCATCGCATCACCAGCATGTCGGCTCGATCTGCGGCGGACTATTTCGGGTTCGACAAGCTTTCCAAGACACTTCAGCAGCATGTGAACAGCAATACGAGTCGCGAAGACACGTTCACATTCATGCACAGCGTCATGCCGCGTGACCAGGCTGACGGTTTCAAAGGAAAGCGAGCCGGGCAACGCTACGCCTCGTTCTGGATCGAAGTCGAGACATCGCACTTGATCAGCAACGCCGGGTTCTACACCTTTCCATATTCTGTGTCTTGGTGGGACCAGGTCGAGAATTCGGCATACGGCCAATCGGCCCTGATGGCGATCTTGGCTGATGTGAAGATGCTCCAGGCAATGAGCAAGACGGCGCTTCAGGCTGCACAGCAGATGGTGAAGCCGCCGCTGGCCACCATGGCAGGGCTCTACAATTCGAGATTGAATCTCAATCCTGGGGCGATCAACCCGGGCTATATCGATGATGCAGGCCGACTGAAGGCTCAGCCGATCGTGACGGCGCAGAACCCGTCTTTCGCAGAAAATCTTATGGAGCTGAAGCGCTCGGGCATTCGTGAAAGTCTCTACGTCAACCTGTTCCAGATTCTTGTTCAGAACCCGCAACAGACTGCGACAGAAGCGCTTATCCGGGCGAATGAAAAAGGTGAGATGCTCGGGCCGGCTGGCTCGAAGATTGAAAGCGGCATTGCACGTGCCGCAGATCGCGAAATCGATATCGTGCAGCGCAAGGGCGCTTTTCAGCCAGGATCTCCACTTCAGCCTCCAGCCAGTATTGCTGGCAAAAACATCGGCGTGAAGTTCACCGGCCCGCTCGCTCGTCTTCGTCGGATGCAGGAGATGCAGGGCGTACAGACGGTTCTCGGCATGGCTGGAACGCTAGCACAGTACGATCAAGGCGTTCTGGACAGGATCGATGGAGACGAGACACTTGAGTTGACCCGCGAAATTGGCGGCGCTCCTCGCAAGATGTTTCGTACCGACGACGAGACAGCAGCTTTCCGCCAGCAGCGCGCACAGATGCAGGAAAATTTGGCGGCGTCCCAGGTCACTGAACAACTGGCAACCGCTGCGGGCAGGGCAACGCCGGCCATTCAGGCCGCAATGCAGGCCAACGCTGCATGACATGGATTTCCATTGCCTCGCTATACCCGGAAGGGGAGAGGCGAGGGCCGCAGGCACTCCAGCGCCTTGAGGAAGCTTACCGCGATCTGGCCAAGACGGAATCTGGTCAGATCGTTCTGGCAGATCTCGCCAATCATTGCGGATGGAACAAGGTTTCGCCGCCGGGGACACCACCCGACAAATTGTCGGAGATGAACGGCATGCGGGCCGCCTTCGGGCGGCCTTTTCTATTCCTGGCTGGATTGTCCGGCTGGGTTGACGCGGCACGCGCTGAAGCGATTGCCGATGAATCAGAAGGACCGTTTTAATGAGTGAAGCTGAAGCGAATGGGCCTGCGGAGACGCAGACAACCGCGCCGAATGCAAGCGATGCGCCGGCCAATGTCCAAACTGGCGCAACCGAGACGTGGGCGACTGGCCTCCAGGATGGGGACAACCGCGCCTTTGTCGAAAAGAAGCAGTGGAAGTCGATCGATGACGCGCTGAAGTCTCATCGCGATCTCGAAAAGCTTCTGGGCAATTCCGTCCGCATTCCGGCAGAAGATGCCAGTGCGGAGGAGAAGGCAGCATTTCTGAAGAAGATGGGAGTGCCGGAGAAACCGGAGGGATACGAGTTCAAGCTCGATACCGCGACGGTCCCGCAAGACTTCCCATACGACGATCAGAGCGCTGCCAAATTCCGCAGTTGGGCTCATGAAGCTGGCGCTACGCCAGCACAAGCTAGGCTCTTCCATGACAAGTTCGTCGCTGAGCAGGTCGATCTCTTCAAGTCGGCCAAGGAAGCGACGGCAAAGCAGGAAGAGGCTGCTCATCGAGCTATCGTCTCGAAATGGGGCGAACCGACAACCGATCAATACAAGCAGAATCTTGCCATCACCGGCAGGGCGATCGCTGAGCTTGGGCTCAACGAAGCCTTTGTCGCGGGCGGTCTGATCGGCGCCGATGGGGCGGTGAAGAACGCCGTGATCGCGGACGCTATGCTGAAGGTCGGCAAAGAGATGTTTGCGGAAGGCTCAGACACAGCGCCGGGGCGCGCAACTGCTTCACAAGCCAAGGACGCAGCCGAGATCCTCTACCCATCGTAGAGGCCATTCATCCCTGAAAGGAAACAGAAATGGCCACCATTGGCTCGAACTATCTCAACCTGATCGATCTGTACAAACGCCGGGACGGCCCGGATGCGCAGATCGCAACCGTGATCGAACTGCTGAAGCAGCAGAACCCGATCCTTGATGACGCGATTGCTGTCGAGTGCAACCTCGGCACGATCCACCGGCATACTATCCGCACCGGCCTGCCTTCCGTGTCGTGGGGCATGCTCTACAAGGGCACTCCCCAGTCCAAGTCGAAGACCCAGCAGGTTGACGACACGACCGGCTTCCTCGAAGCCCTCTCCACCATCGATACCCGGCTTCTGGCCCTGTCGGAAAATGAAGGCGCTCTTCGTCTTTCGGAGGCAACCGCCTTCCTCGAAGCGATGAACCAGGAAATGGCGACCGGCATCTTCTACCACGACACCGTGACTTCTCCCGAGAAGTTCAAGGGTTTGTCGGCGCGATACAGCGTTTACGCGTCTGGCGTCAACAACCAGGGCGCTGAAAAACAGGTCATCCACGGCGGCGGCTCCGGTTCGGACAACACATCCATCTGGTTCGTTACCTGGGGTGACCAGTACACGCACCTGCTCTACCCGAAAGGCACGAAGGCCGGTGTTGACCGTCAGGACATGGGCCAGCAGCGCGTCACAGACGAAAACAGCAACCCTTACTACGTGAAGGAAGAGAAGTTCACGTGGCACATCGGCCTTGCTGTCAAGGACTGGCGCTACAATGCCCGCGTGGCCAACATCGACGTGTCGGACGCTCTGGCCGGCTCCGTCGATCTCTACAGCCTCATGACCAGCGCTTACTACCGTCTCCAGGCGCGCCGTGTCGCTGGTGGCCGTCAGGCCATCTACTGCAACACGACCATCATGGAAGCGCTCGACAAGCTGGCCACTGGCGTCGGCTCTGCCGCGAACTCCAAGCTTCATCTGATGAAGAAGGAAGTCGAAGGTCAGGAAGTCCTTGCCTTCCGTGGCATCCCGATCCGTGAAACCGACGCCATCGTGAACAACGAAGCGCTGGTCCCGGCAGCGTCGTAATCAAGAAAGGATCACGATCATGATTTTCGACAAACAGACCCTGCTCTCGGATCAGCAGGCGATCACGGCTACGGCCAACTCGACCAACGTTATCGACCTGGGCGCCATGGGCATCCCGTTCGGCAACGTCGAGGCACTCAAGCGCGATGTCGGCAAGGGCAAGAAGGTTCCGCTCCGCATTCAGGTGACGGAAGATTTTGCCACTCTGACATCGCTCACTATCGACATCGTGACTTCGGACAGTGCCACCCTGGCATCCGGAAACATCGTTCACGATACCAGCGGCGCAATTCCGGTGGCCTCCCTCAAGAAGGGCTGGGTGTTCTCGCAGGACACTATCCCGATGGCACAGGGCTCCGTCCCGATGAAGCGATACCTCGGCATCGTCTATACGGTCACGGGCTCCAATGCCACCACGGGCAAGATCACTGCCGGCGCGACGATGGGCAATCAGACCAATGACACGATCTGATCAGCCTAAGCATATCGACGGGCTGGTTCGCGCCAGGTATCGCGGGTACGCCAATGGCGCTATCCGCGAGCCAGGTGATGTCTTCCTGTTCACCGGTCCTTTGGGCCGGTGGATGGAGGAAGTCGAACCGGAAACGGCTGCGCACTCCGATGAGCTCAGCCTACTCCGCAAAGATGCAGCGGATCTCGGTGTCTCTATCGATAAGCGCTGGGGCGCAGATCGCGTGAAGGCCGAGATCGAAAAGGCATTGGCCAAGTAAGCCATGACCACCGAAACAGACATCATCAATCGGGCGTTGGACATCCTCAAAGAGGCACCGATCTCATCGGTGAATGACCAACGCCCGATTGCAATGGCGATGAAACGAAACTTTGCGACGGCGCGAGACGCTCTGCTTGAAGAAGCGGAATGGAATTTCGCCATCAAGCGGCATTCTCTGCCAGCGGCCTCACCGGCTCCGGCTTTCGGCTGGGGTTACGCATATACCCTGCCGCCAGAAGCCATTCGCGTTATCCCCTTGACGGAAGATGGCACGAGCGAAGGCGAACCTATTCCCTTCGAGGTCGAGTACGGTCAGATCCTCACCAATGCCGAGGCTCCGCTGAAGGTTCGCATTGTCACGCGTGTGGAGGATTATGCGCGCTACCCGGCGACGTTCCAGACAGCGCTTTCGGCCAAGCTCGCACTGACGATTGCCCATTGGCTGACGGGCAAGACGAATTTCGCGCAGATCGCGACTGCACTCTACAGGGAGGCTCTTGAGAAGGCCTGGCTGTCAGATGCCATTCAGGGCACATCGCCGCGCGCCGCTGATGACGAATGGGTCAATAGCCGCTCATGAGTAGCATCTATCCGCTCATATCGACTTTCAATCGTGGCGAGATCAGCCCCCTGCTGGCGTCTCGTGTCGATATCGATAGTTGGCGGCAATCTCTTGCCTATTGCAGGAATTTTCACATCCTGACGCATGGCGGGCTGCGTCGCCGCTCCGGTTCGCGCTTCATTGCCGAGTTGAAAAATTCTTCTCAGATAGCGCGGCTCCTCCCGTTCAAATTTTCGGAAACACAATCCTACATCCTGGCGATGAATGGTGGGGTGTTTCGTTTCTATGCGCTCCGTGGGGTCCTTGGCGCGCCATACGAACTTGCGCACCCATGGGCACAGGCAGAACTGCCTCGCTTGAGCTACGATCAATTCAATGATGTGGGTTACTTTGCGCACCGCGTGCGCCAGCCCAGCAAGTTGAGCCGTCACGGGGATACAAACTGGTCGATAGAGGCTCTGACATTCAAAGACGGTCCTTATCTCCCCGCGAAGACCGAGGCAACAAAACTGATTCCTGCCAGTACCGGGCTTCTCGGGACGGCTGGCGTGACTTCGGCGGGGACCACTGGCAGTCTTGAAATTCTTGGAGCTGGCGTGTCGAATGCCTACACGGTAGCAGCCACCGTCGATGACACTGCGACCGCGCCGGCTTCGTGGACGATTGAAGGCTATGACGGTTCAGGGTGGACCAGTCTGGACTCACAGTCTGGGCAAGTCGGCTGGACGCGTGGCGAAGTGCGCTTCTTCACGTTCATCAACACGCTAAGTTTCCTGAAGTACCGGATTTCCTGGAACGGCAACAACGGGGCGGGGTCCACCATCATTTCCCCAATCCGGATGAATGAGAGTGGCGACACGATGACGCCATTCTCATTGTCGGCGTCTTCGGTGGCTGGGATCAACAACGGGTCTGGTTTTCTGTCATCAGACGTTGGCCGTTCGATCCGGATCATGGGGTCAGACGGCAAATGGAGGTGGGCGCAGGTCACATCCCTGGTTTCGGCCTATGAGGTTAAAATCCGCCTCTACGGGTACGCCTTGCCTAACCTCTCTCCGATCGCGCAATGGCGACTCGGGGCATGGTCGATGTCCAGCGGCTTCCCGGCCGTAGTCAGCTTGTTTGATGAACGGCTGATGTTTGCTCGCACCGATACCCAGCCGGTGACGGTATGGGGATCAAAGCAGGGCTCATTTGATGATTTCGGCAGCAGCGATCCTGTTCTTTCGACTGACGGGCTTTCGCTAACGCTTCTGTCTTCGAACATGAACGAGATCAATTGGCTTTCGTCCGAGGAGGAGATTATCGCGGGATCAGCCGGACAGATCCGCTCTGTAGGGCCGGCTGATACTACCCAGGCCTTTTCAGCAACCAACATCGCCCCGCGCAAAGGTCCGACCTCAGGGGCAGATGCGCTCGAACCGCTTTCGATTGGCGGGGTAACGCTTTACGTAGCCCAGGGCGGCAAGAAGATTCGTGAATTGGTGGTGGGCGAGCAGAACCGTTACGTCGCGCCAGAACTGACAATCTTCGCCGAGCACATGCTGAAAGCGGGTGTCAAGGACTGGTCTTTTGTAGAAAAGCCAGACCCAACCGTCTGGGCTGTCACCAATGATGGTCTTGTGACCGTCATCACGTACGACCGCGATCAGAAAACGCTGGGCTTCGCGCGTCACGATTTTGGCGGTGTCGTGGAAAATGTAGCCGTCGTCCCTGGAGTTGAGGCAGGTGTTGACGATGTCTATCTCGTGGTTCGCAGAACCATAAACGGCCAGACGAAACGCTATCTTGAGGTGGTTGAGCGGCCATTTGATGGCGATACCGATACGATCGAAGACTCGTTCTTTGTCGATTGCGGCCTCAGCTACTCGGGAGTGCCTATTACCACAGTTACGGGGCTCGCTCATCTTGAGGGGCAGGAAGTAGTGGCTCTGGCCGATGGCGGGGCCGTTCACGGCCTGACCGTAACTTCTGGCTCGGTTACGCTGCCATATACCGCCTCACGGATCCATGTGGGGCTCCCATTCAAGAGCCGTGCAGTCACATTGCCATACTATGGTCCAGGGCAGGACGGGGCTTTGTTCGGTAGGCGCGTCAATCAGATATCTGCCCATATCGATGTAATGGCCACCGGGGCTCTGAAAGTTGGCTCTCTCGGCTCCGATCGGTACACACCGGATCTTGTTGAGCAATTCATGAAGTCAGGCGATAGCCTTTTTGGAAGTGCCCTTGACCTTCAGAGTGGCTTCACACGCTGTGATTTTGAAAGCTCGTGGGATGACGGCAATGGGCAGATCGTCATGGAAACTGACGAACCGCTCCCGGCTCTTGTCCGATCTCTTGCATTGCAGACCGAAAGCGAGCCTTAAACCATGTGCTTACCTTTGATCGGGGCTGCGATTGGCGCTGCCGGCTCAATCGCGGGCGGCGCCATGCAGGCGCAAGGCTATCGTGCTCAAGCAGCATACCAGCAGCGGCAATCCGTCATGGAGTTGCAACGCGGCAACTATGAAGCCGCACGCCTGACTGATCAGAACAACCGCCGTCTGGCGGATATGCGTGGGCAGTACCTATCCATGGGAATAGGTTTGGACGGTTCTCCGCTCGATGTCATCCAGGACAGCGCCAGCGAGGCAAGCCTTGATGAACAGGCAGTTCGGTATGGTGCAAAGGTTCGCTCTGACAACCTCGCTTTCGAAAGCAAGATGTCCCGCATGAACGCCGGCAATGCCATGGTCGGTGGCGTGTTGGGTGGTATAGGTGAAATGGTTGGTGGTTTCGCGCAACAGCGCGCGCAGAACCAGCAGAGGACAATGATTCGTAACCCATATCTGGCGTATGGCGGGGGCCTGTACTGATGGCAGTCATCCGCCCGATCCAGGCACAGCAATCCATTGATGTCGGTGGCGTTCCCAATACGCAGGTTGACACTTCGGTTGCCCGTGGACTGAGCCAGCTTGGGAATTCTATCCAACAGGCGAGTTCTGTTTTTGCCGACATCGACGCGCGCAACGAACAGCAGCGCCTCAAGATGGAGGAATTCCGAACAGATCAGGCTTTCCGCCAGTTCGAGGACGATAACGCCCTTGAGTTCGATAAAAGCAAGTTGGGTATCGACCCTAGCGGTGAGGGCTTCGCCTCCAGTGTTTCCGGCCAAATCGGGCAACGCACAGAGCAGTTCCTCAAGACTGTTCCAGATGCGCTTAAGCCGAAGTTCGCAGAACTTGCCAAGACGGCACGGGAAGAATGGCTGAACAAAGCCGCGCGAGCCGAGATCGATCAACGGAACACCTGGTATCGTGACGGGATTCAGAAGAGCCTGGAGACCCGGCAGACGCAGGTCTTCAACGATCCAAGCTTGTTCGCTGCTGCTAAGAGTGATGGCTATCGAGCGATCGATACCTCCGGTCTTCCCGAGACGGAAAAGAAAGCGCTTCGCGAAAAGTGGGACGAGACGCTTGCCATTACCGTGGGCGAGCGTGAGGTGCGCAATGCAGAGGCCGATCCCGCAAGCGCACGAGATGCAGGCCGTAGGCTTGGTGTGACAGGAACTAATCCTGTTGAGGTTGTCACCTCGCGCATTATTGGTGTGGAAAGTGGTGGCAATGCCACTGCCCAGAACCCAAATTCCAGCGCTGGAGGTCTCGGCCAGTTCATCGACTCAACATGGCTTTCCACGGTACGGAAG